CATCAAAATCCGCCCGTACAGGCTCTCCTGCCGCACTTCTTTCGCAAGCGCAAGCCATGTTTCATAGCTGCCGCCGCTTTTCACGCTTTCAAACAGCCCCTTACAGGCGGCATCCCCGTCAAAAATAAGATTCTCCACATAGGGCGAAAAGCCGTGTCCCTCCACCCATCCGAGCCGCCCGACGCTATTCTTCTCCTCGATGCGCTCATAATTGAGATTCTCCGCATCATGCAGGAACCGCACGAGCCACTTTGCGTTCTCGCTGTTGACCGCCACGCCCACATCCGCCAAGGCGATGATGGAGGAAGCCGCCGCCAGTGTCCGCTTATCGGCAATGGTCTTGCGCCAGATGCCGCCCTTGCGATAGGATAATTGCAGCTTTTCCGTATTCGTATCAATATTGATCAGCCGCATGGTCGGCAGTATCGGATGGATGCAGGCAAGCATGTCCCCAAGGGGCGTGGAAATGCTGATACCACTGTCATCCGCAACCCAGTTTCCGCAATCCAGTTCTAACGGCTGTCCGTCAAAATTCGTTGCGTTCTGAATGAAATTCCCCGTAGCATCCTTTTTCTTCGCCTGACAGAATTTTCTGAACAGTGTCTTAAAGCCCTTCACCCCTGCCTTTTTCGCCACATCCGCCATTTGCTCCGTCATCTGCGACAGCAGGAATTGGTTGTCTATGTATTTATAAAGCACCTCATACGGCTCTGTACCTTCCAGAAAGTCCTGTTTCTGATATTCCCGAAACTCAGCCATGACGCTCACCGTCCATTGCCTTCCCTGCCGCAAGCAGCTTGACAATCATCTGCCCTGCATCTGCCTTCCGGCAGAACAGAAAATGGCAGCCATGGCGTTCCTCGATGGATTTTAGAATCTTATACAGCTTTTCCCCCGTCAACGCCTTCGGGGAGTGCCACAGGCGTGGATTGCTCCAATGCTTGACATCCTCCAGTGCGGCAATCCCGTCCTCCTCACAAAGGATAATCAGCTGAATCCCAAGCCGTTTCGCAAGGTCTAATTCCTCCACAAACCGCCGATGCTGCTGTGTCACGTTGCCGCAGATCTCCAGAAGTCCTGCCTTCGTATCAATGCAGACGCTTTGGTCGGTGGGAAGGGAATAATCCCCTACCACCAGCTTTGTGCGTACCACCTCTACGTCATGCGCCGCAAACCATTCATGCTTTGCCCTGTGCTTCTGCGCCTGCTGTCTTGTGTCTTCCAAAAGTATCATCCCATCACCGCCTTAAAACGGAACATCGTCATCTTCCACGTCCTTTGTGGGATAGAATCCATTCTCGCCTGCACTGCCGCTTTCCTGCAACAGCTTTTTGGGCGGTACAATGAAATCCCCCTTACGAATTTTTTCCACACTGCGAATGTTGGCAACATACAGTCTTGTGCCGTCACTGCCGTTATTTTTGCGGTATTCTTCCTCCGCCAGTACCAGCCCGATCAGCTTGCCTTCCAGACGCTTTTCCTCATTTTCAAATACAAAGCCGGAGTTGCTTTCCTTGACCGCCGTCAGAAAGCCCTTAAACATGGACTGTGCCTTCTCCTTGTAGGAACGGTAAAACGTACCACCCCAGAAGGCTTTCGCCTTGTAGAGCGCATCCCAGTGTCCCTTGTGCTCTCCTTCCGCGATGTCATACTCCAACTTCAGATATTCCTTCTCAGGTACGTCCACCGCTACCGTAATCTTGCAGACGTATCCGCCCGGGATTAGTCTCGGCAGCTCCACAGGGTCGGGTACGCTGTTCCAGTTGATATTTTTCATTTCTTGTCCTCCTCTTATAATTCCCAATATTCTCGAATCGTGGTATCCACCATCTTCAAGTCGTTATCAATTTCCGTTTCAAACATATCCATCGGGCTTTTCGCCGTTGTGAAACCGTCCGACTGCGTGATAAAGCTGTATTTCCCGTCATTTGCCCTGCACAGCAGAACAATGGAAAATAACCCTTCCACCGTCAGCTTTTCATCCAGCATCTTGCCGATGGTTTTTGCTTTCAGCCTGCCACCTTCCGCCTGCTCAATATGATGCAGGAAATAAACAATGCAGTCCGGCGGTGTCTGTGCAATTACAAAATTGATGAGATTGCGGAAGTTCATCGCAATATCTGTGAACTTACCGTAACCAACCTCCTTCGCTCTGTCGAAAAATTCAAACGCAAGGAGATACTGACTGTCATCAATCGCAAATGCCTTCAGATATTCCGCAGGAAATTTTCCATCCTTATCCTTGTGCGGCAGGTTATCCATGATTTTTCTGTAAGTAGCGTTGTTCGCAACCTTCAGCTTTTTCCGAAAAGGCAGCGGTTTCCCTGCTACATTAAAAATACCGATTTCATCTTCGTTAAAATTCCGCAGGCTTGTACTCTTTCCGCTGCCGCTTTCGCCCAAAATCAGCACAGGAATCCCCATATTCATCACTCTCCTTCAATCTTTCCGCTTCTGGCATCCTCAACCATCTGCTCTTGGATGGCATCCATTTCCGCTAAAATCTGCTTTTTACGGTTGAATAATCCTGCAATCTGCCGCTCTGTTTCCCGCAGATCCATGCTCAGTTCAAAATTTTTCTGCAAATAATCCTGTCTGTTCACCAGACTTCCTCCCTTCTGATACAGTCATCGCACCCAATCGGTTCTCCATGCCTGTCAAAATAGAAATACTCGCATTTCCTGCTCCCGCAAATGATACATTCTGGCTCGATTTCCTCGTATTCCGGCTCTGTTCTTGGGTCTTCGGTGTAGTCCATCAGGAATCATCCCTTTCCGGCACGCCACCCAGCATGGCTAAAAGCTCTTCCGGTTTGATGTATGTATCCGTTTTCAGATAGGCAATAACAGCCTTCACCCTGCCGTTCAGCTCCCACAGTTCCTGCATATCGTTTTCCGGTGTTAAATTTGTATCTCTCATTGATTTTTTCCTCGCTTTCTGGTATCTTGGTTGTGTGTATTATTTCTTTTGTCCCCTGCGGTGTTGGCGCACCAAAGGGGATATTTTATTTTTTCGGCAGCTCTCTGCCATAAAACAAATTCCCAATCATCAGCGAAACAACCACGCTGAAAATCAGATAAAACAGCACCCTGCCGTCTGGATTTTCCAGAACATACACAGTGCCGCACTGCGCCAACAGCGTCCCGAAGAATACCACCGCCCAACGAATCAAGCCACGCCGCAGGTAGAAAAACCGCCGTTTCCATTTACTTTTCATAACTTAACCACCTCGCTCCCTTCCTCGAAAAATTGTCCGTATCTGAATGATTCTGTGTATTTTCCAAAATCCACCGTAAACACAAACGGATACATCCCCGTGACAATTCCTGTTTTCTTGTTTTTTTGCACCGGGCCTGTGCTGCCCTCCCGGAAAAACACGATTTTTTTAATCTTTTTCCCGATATACAGCCTTCCTTCCAACACCTGCTTCATTTCCTCCAGAGTTGCGCCGCTGCGCTTCATTCCGCCCTTCATTCCGCCACCCCTGTCTCCAGAGGCACGATATTGTTCGGATCGGATACGTCATATCCTTCATATTTCCGCAGGAATTCCTCCACCGCTTCTCTGCGGCATTTCAGCTGCCCCAGCTTCAGAAACGGCAGCAGCCCCGCATCCTTCAACCCATACACTCTGGTGGGGTTGCATTTCAAAATCTGCGCAACCTCTTTTACTGTGTAAAGCATCGGCTCCATAAAAACACCTCTTTTCTTATCTTTCAGAATCTTCCATTTTTCACCCATTTATGCTATAATTCTCTCGAAAAGGGGGCGATTTTATTATTGAATGGCTAGTTCATCTGAATAGTACAAACGAGTATTTTTCCCTTCTGGTTTCTTTTTCTGGAATACTTGGATTTATGCTATCTGTTTGGTTACTTATAAAATCTCACTCTATCAATAAAACCTTGAAAATAATATCTCAACAAGAGATCTACAACACCAATAGCAACCTCTATGCTAATCGTTTTTCAGGTTTTAAAGAAAGTATCCTGATAGACGGTGACAACTCCAGCAGTTTATTCCATAGAATCTTAGAGGACATTTATCGCGTTGAGAAAGAATTTCACTCACTATTCTCTTTGCGAGAAAAATTGACTTTTTTATTACTAAAGCATGAGCTAAAAAAGAAAACCAAGAATACTGATAAAATATGTACATATCTTGATTATTTTATTGGCCACTTGCGCATAAAGGAGGACCATCATGGCAAATGTTGAAAACCTTATTCACTCTTTAATCCAAAGAACTAAAGATAAGAAGATTCTTTGGGAATATCTTGCAGGGTTCCCAAAATTAAAAGACCTTTCAATCCATGTTGCTACAGCAAATTCAGATTACTTTCTCGATCCGAATGATTTTGATATGGATTTTTCATTTTATGCAGAATACAAAGATGGTTACTTTGTTCTACTTAATGTCGAACCGAAAATTCTGCTATTTGCTTTTCCTACGCTGGATGCCCGTGTAAAGGCTCCGCTAAACGCGCAATATCAATTCCAGACAGAATTGGTTAGATTGTCCAATTTAGCATCCAGACAACATCCAAATGTAGAAGACTTTATCGATGAATTTCTTGCAGACAAAGACTAATTTTCATCCAAAAAGTCATCTATAAATTTCTCTACATCATTCCGAAAATCGATTTTAATCCCAAACCGTTCTTCAATTATTTTTGTAAGAACGGTTATTTTTTGTTCTATTTCGTTTATGCGTTCACTTGTCTGCTCCACTTCCCTCACCTCCCTCTTAGCTTGCGTCCTTATCTTTTTACTGGTCTTTCTTCGTTATTTTCAATAACGCTTTAAGCGTTATTTTCAGGCAAAAAAATAAGCTGATTATATTTCACATCGTATGTATCCTCAATCTTTTTCAGAATCGGAATATCCGGATAAGTCTTTCCTTTTTCGTAGTTTGCCAAGGTTTCTACCGTAATTCCAATCAATTTCGCCGCATCTTTCTGTGTCAAGCCCTTGCTTACTCGGGCTGCTTTCAATGTAATTTTCAAAATTCTCACCCCTTTCATACTACGATAATAATACGCTTTATGCGTTTTGTCAATGCTAAAAGCGTAATTTTTTTATTTTTATCTTGATTTTTTTTTGTTTTTAGCGTATATTGTCATTAGAAAGGGAGTGAGCCTATGAGCGACCTCGGAAACAAAGCCATTATGGCTGAAAATATAAAATACTATATGGATTTAAATAATAAGTCAAGAAATGATATGTGTGAGGCTCTTGGATTCAAATACTCCACTTTTACTGATTGGGTAAATGGGAAAAAATACCCTCGCATTGATAAAATCGAAATGATAGCAAATTATTTTGGCATCGAAAAATCAGATTTAGTCGAAAAGCGAGATAAGTCCCTCCCCGAAGGCGCCATCCCCTACGTTCCCGAACCAATGGTAAACGTCCCTCTGGTCGGCTCTGTGAACTGTGGCACGCCGCTATTCGCCGAGGACAACATTGAAGGCTACATCCCCACCCCCGAATCTGACCTCCAGACGGGCGAAACCTACTTCTGGCTCAGAGCCAAGGGGGACAGCATGATAAACGCAGGCATCCATCATGGTGATTTGCTCCTTATCCGCCAACAGGCTGATGTGGATAATGGGGATATTGCCGTTGTCGCCGTCAATGGTGACGAGGCTACCCTGAAAAGAGTGAAAAAACAGGAAAATGCGCTGATTCTCCAACCCGAAAACCCCGCCTGTGAACCGAAAATCTTTGTTGGCAAGGATATGGAAAATATACATATCCGAGGTAGGCTGATGCAGCTTAGGAAGGAATTCTAGATTTTTTTAAAAAAAATCCCCCTGTGATACCGCCATATCACAAGGGGAAAAGAAAGTCGTTGCCTAACAACCCTCTAAACAGAAAATATCACAATTCGTGAACTTTGTCAAATTTAGGAGGGTAAATCATGAAGAAAGAAAAGCCAACAACAAAAACTTGTAAGCACTGCAAAACGGAAATGCCTATTGATGAAAAGGTATGCCCGAACTGCGGTAAAAAACAACCAAACGGTTGTCTCATTGCAATCATTGCTCTGGTAGTGGTTATTGTGATTCTCGCATTGCCTTTTGGCGGCAGTGATGACACAAAAGAACCTGATACCGAACCAACCAAGACTTCTAAAACAGATACAAAAACACCCAGCGAAGACAATATCCAAAAAGCTATTGAAGAAGATAGCACTATCTTTGATTTAGTTGAAACATCCGAAAACTTGACAAATACATTGCTGATTGCTGTTTCTAATACAGAATCGGGAACTACAACCACTCTCGATGTATATGACCTCTCCGGTCAAACAGAGCGTTCTCAGTACAATCTTTCGTCCCAACTCCCGAAGAAAGATGGTACAAATGATGAATATGTAGAGGCAGCAAAAAATTATATCCTAAACGGCATGATGATTGCAAGTGATATGCACTCTTACCTTGATAAAAACAAATTAGATGATTTGTCTGATTACAAAAAAAGAGTTGAAGCACAGCAAAACTATACCTTGTCCGTCGTTTCGGCAAGAATGGTATATCTTTCTGATGCAGGAGTGCCAGAAGATAAAATTAACGAAATTCTCGGAACAAATTCTGATACAGAATAAAATCTCCCCAAATAATACTACAGAAATAAAGAGCTTTATATGAGGAGAGTTTTTATGTTAGAAATAAAAGATTATATCCGCGATCGAGTGGATGACCAAATAACTTGGTATGATAAAAAATCACAAACAGCACAAAAACATTACAAGCGCATACAAATTATAGAAATAATTGCTTCTGCTGCTATTCCAATTATCGTACCATACGCTCAGTCTGGCAATGCAATTTCAATACTTGTTGCAATTCTTGGTGCGCTAATCGCAATTCTTGAGGCTGTTTGCCGCCTATATAAATATCACGAAAACTGGATTCAATATAGAACAACCGCTGAGCTATTAAAATATCATAAAAATCTATTTTTGACTCAGTCTGCTCCATATAACAATCAGGAAGAAACTGTTGAAAATGTTTTCGTTAGAAATATAGAAGCTATTATTTCATCAGAAAATAATACCTGGAAAGCATTAAACACAAACGCAAAACAGGAAGCGACCGAAACTTAATCATTCATAGGTTCATAGGTCTTTTCAAAAATATCTGGTTTACAAGGATATTGCTCTCCGTTCACACCAGTGATAATCCAATCACCAGGACTAGCTATCATATCCCCCTCCAGTGTCGAAATCACCATTTCAACCTCTGTTTGATATGCTTCGATAATAACAGGTTTTTTTCTAAACCTTGCTACCTGAGATTTGTTTTTGTTGTTATTGTTTTTTTCTTGATTATTCATAGTTTCACCACCATTTTAGAAAGGAGCTTTTTTATGACATACAATATTTTTATTAGCCATGCATGGAAGTATTCCGAACACTATAATAAAGTTGTCACTTGGCTTAACGAAGCTCAGGCAGAGGGTCAGTTCACTTGGAAAAATTATTCTGTACCCGAGCACAATCCTTTAATTGACCCAAATACATCTGCCGGAAAAACGACCTTAAAAAAAGAATTAAAAGAACAAATTTCTCCGGCTTCAAAAGTAATCGTTCTGGCTGGAATGTATGCAGCACACAGCGACTGGATTGAATTTGAAATCAATACTGCCGTTGATAAAAATAAATACATTATCGGCGTTAAACCTTGGAGCCAAGAACGTATACCTAACATTGTAACCAACAATTCCGATGTTATGGTTGGATGGAATAAGAAGTCTATCATTGATGCTATTCTAAATTCCTAATAATATTTTAGGACAATCCGACCTAAAACACAATACATAAACAGTCTCAGGTAGTTTCAATTTTAAAGCAAAAAAATCCCCCTTCCCGCTACCAACAGGAAAGGAGATTCTCATATGGCGGTCTTTGTATAACCACCTACTCGCAATAGGATTATACCACGATACCGCCTTATTTTCTATACCTATTTTTCAATTAAGGAGGAATGCTTATGAAAGGCGGAACACGAAAACGTGGTAAAACATGGTCATATTATTTTGATACCGCTCAGGTCGGCGGCAAAAGAAAGAAAATCGAAAAGGGCGGATTCCGCACCAAGAAAGAAGCGGAAACGGCTCTGGCGAAGGCTATCGCGGAATATGAAAGCTCCGGACAGGTCTTTCAGCCCTCCACCATCAGCGTCAGTGATTATCTGGATTTCTGGTATGAGCAGTATTGCAAAATGAATCTCACAGAAAATACGCAGCAGACCTACGCAACGCTGATCCACAGGCACCTGAAACCGCAGTTCGGTGCGTATTATTTAAAAAGCCTACAGACGGCAGCCATTCAGGAATACATAAACCAGCTAAAGGCGCAGGGCTATTCCAAAGCGACCATACGCTCTATCTTTGTTGTCCTCTCTACTGCGATAGATTATGCTGTTCAACCTTTGCAGTATATCCGAGAGAATCCCTGTCGGTTTGTAAAGATAGGTACTGTCGCAAAGCCGGTCAGAGAGCGCATCGTGCTGACGGATGCAGAATTTGACCGCATCCGGAAACGCTTTCCCGTTGGTTCTCGCTACTATATTCCGCTTATGATTGGCTGGAACTGTGGGCTGCGTATCAATGAGTGCTTTGCCCTCACATGGGACGATGTTGATTTTGAAAACTGCACGTTGTCTGTAGAGCGTCAGCTTATCCGCAGGAACATCAACGGCAATCTGGGGTTCTCCCTCAAAGAACCAAAGTACAACTCCAAGCGGAAAATAAAATTCGGGGAATCCCTTTACCGAATCCTGAAGGCAGAGAAAAACCGACAGCTTAAAAACGAACTGAAATATGGAGAATTCTACACAGTATATCAGCTTGTCGATTTTACGGACGAAAAAGGAGCGCCTCGACAGCGAATTGTCGGCACACAAAAAATCCTTTCCACAGGCGCGCGGCGAATCAATTTTATCTGCGTTGATGAAAACGGAGAGCTGACAACCAAAAACAGTTTTGCCTATTGCCAGAGAGTCATCCGGCAGGAGCTTGGAATCAATTTTGATTATCACAGCCTGCGCCATACCCACGCCACAAAGCTGATTGAGGCAGGTGCCAACGTGAAGGCAGTTCAACAGCGGCTCGGGCACAAAAACATTGTAACCACAATGAATACCTACGTTCACCACACAGACGAAATGGCACAGACCGCAGCGGATTTATTTGAAAGCGTTGTAAATGGCTTGCCACCCAAATGAAATTTACGGTGGCAAATGGGTGGCAAATCTCCAAAAACATCAACCCAACACCGCAGAAACGCTGATAACACAATAAAGAAAACATTCGCATATTTTAACAAAGCCTTAAGTTTCTATTCACACTTTGTCCATATTTTTACAGTATACTACAAAAGAAGTCGAAAGGACGCCCCCTTTTACTTCCGCCTGCAGTCCCCTTCCCCGAAAGGCTGCAGGCACCCCTTCCCCTATCGGAAGAAAAATATTGAAAGAAAAAAACAGACAACTACCTATATTTGGTTTATCATAGTAATATACCCTCCCCTTTACAGGAAAAGCAGCCCAAGCAGGCTGCTTTTTCTGTAAAATCGAAATCAGGACATCTGCATGCAACAACGCAGAGCCCATCTCGAAAATGCTTCACATTTTCTCGTTGTGGCGCTCGCTCATATCTATAACATATCTTCTCTCACATGCAACAACGCAGAGCCCATCTCGAAAATGCTTCGCATTTTCTCGTTGTGGTGCTCGCCAAATATCTGCAATAAAAAGAACAGCCTATCATGCAAGCATGTAAGCTGTTCTTTTTATTGCAGATGCTTGGCTCTGCGTTGTTACATGTAGCTCTTTCTCCAGATGGATGGAGCGAAAAGCATAATAATCGGGAAAATTTCCAGTCTCCCCAGCAGCATATCCATGCAAAGCACCAGCTTTGCAAAGCCGGAGAAGAAGGAAAGGTTTTCAACAGGCCCTGCCATAGCAAGCCCCGGGCCGACATTACTCAGGCATGTTGTAACCGCAGTCACATTCGTAATAAAGTCGAAATTATCCAGCGAAATCAGCATGAACGACCCCAGCAAAATAAGCGCATACAGAATAATAAACCCCATCACGCTACGAATAGAATCCTCATCCACCTTACAGCCGTCCAGTTTAATCAAGTTGACAGAGCGCGGGTGCACAATATGGCTGATCTCCCGCCGAATCATTTTCAGAAGGATTACAAAACGCGAAACCTTAATACCGCCTGCGGTTGAACCGCCGCATGCCCCCAGAAGCAGCAGGCAATACAGAAGCGTCTTGGAAAACTCAGGCCAGAGGTCGAAGTTTGCCGTTACGAAGCCCGTTGTACTCATAATTGCCGCCACCTGAAAAATCGCATGGCGGAAGGAGCCCTCCACCGTTGGATAATACCGAGAAATATCTATGGTAATCAACGCTGTCGCAATGCAGACAATGGCAATATAGTAGCGCAGCTCCTCATTTTTCCATACATTCTTAAAATCCTTCATCAGCATCAAATAGAACAGGTTGAAGTTCACCCCGAACAGCAGCATAAATGCCGTAATGACATATTCAAAATACGCACTATTGTATTCCGCAATGCTGCTATTTTTTATAGAGAAGCCGCCTGTCCCTGCTGTCGAAAGGGCATGCACCACGCTGTCAAAAAAGGGCATTCCCCCTGCAAACAGCAAAATCATCTCCACCAGTGTCAGTACAATATAAATCGTATACAGGATTTTCGCTGTCGATTTTACCTTCGGCACCAGCTTGGAAACCAAAGGTCCGGGTGCCTCCGCCTTCATCAGATGCATCGTGCGCTCGTCCCCAAGGGGCATAATTGCAAGCATAAATACCAGAATCCCCATACCGCCAATCCAATGCGTAAAGCAACGCCAGAACTGAATACTTTTCGGCAGAGTTTCAATCTCCTGCAAAATGCTTGCGCCCGTTGTGGTAAAGCCGGATACCGTTTCAAAAAAGCAATTTATATAGCCCGAAATAGAGCCGCTCAGATAAAACGGCAGTGCCCCCAGAACGGACATCACAATCCACGAAAGTGCAACCACAACAAAGCCCTCTCGCCCATAAATCCGCTTATTTTCCGGCTCACGGCTGACCAGAACCGTCCCTACCATCAGGCAGGCGGTAATGGTTACGACAAATGCCGATGCCGCCTTTGTCTCCTGATACCATATAGAAATAAAGGCAGGCACTGCAAGCAGGGCAGCCTCTATTCGTATGATATTGCCCAGAATATAGGCAATCAT